TACTGCTTTCATTTTATACCCCTTTAAATTAATTTCGAAAAAAGAACCAAGAGAGCCTATCCTATAAGGATTTCTATTTCACTTTGAATCTCTCTTAATAATTCAAATTCCTCTGCTGAAAGTTTTCTGCCACTGGTTCTTAATCTTAACACTTCACCTAATAGTTCTTTTAGTTCTGCTGTTCTTTCAATAAAAGTTTCAGGTTCTTTGTAAACCTCTTCCTCTTCCACACAAGTTGGTTCTTTTTCAATGTTGTGAACGTAATCCAGTTCTTCTTTAAGGGCTTTATATTCAATACTTTCAAGTTCATTTTCAAGTTTATTTAATCCACCTTGTTTTGTGTATATTTTGTTTACCTGATTGGTTCTTTTGTCTATCCAAACTAAATACTCTTTGTCTGAAATAGATTTGTATAACCATATTTCATATTTTGGTTCTTTGGAAATTATTTTGATTTTTCTTAATTGAGCTTCTGCGAATTTGTTTCTGATTGCGATATTTAGGTTATATCCTTTGATTGAATGTTTTCCTATTGTGAAATAAACAAATCCGTTTTGACTTATTCTTGGTTCTATTTTATCAGAATCAAGATATACGTCTGTTCCTAAAATATAGAGAGCTTTTTCTCTGATTGATGGATGTAAAATATCCCACTCTTTTTCAATTGAAACTACATCATATAATCTTTTAATTGTTTCTTCTGTTGTTGTATTAATATATTCACCAAACATTTCGGTTGGTTCTGTTCCTATGAATTCTTCAGACTCATCTATCTGTCTGATGATTTCTTCATTTACACCTGTCTGTTCTGCGATAGTTTTGTAGCTTAAACCTTCTTCAAGTAGTTTGTTGATTAGTTTTAATCTGTTCATTGTTTCTCCTTTTGTTTTTGATTTTGTTTGAACCATACTTTGTTGGTTCTTATCTATAAATACTATAAAGATATTCATAAAAAAGAACCAAGAAGATTACTCTCTTTCTTTATGTTTGTTGGTTCTGTATGTTGGTTCTGTATTGAGAATACAGAGAAGAGGAAAAGTAAAAAAAAGAGAAAAACTCAGAGAGTTGAGTCTTTTTGATTAGACCAGAACATTCTCTGAGCGTATAGAATAGCATTAACTTTGTCAATGAAGTCTTTATCACCTTCTGAAAGGTGGTTGATTAGTTCATTGATATCGTTTGGTTCCTCTAAGACAACTGTAGCGTTTAGATACTTGATATATACCTCTGTTGGTTTGTAGTTGTTTTGTGGTTTTTTGTTTTTTATGATTTTCATTTTACAGCCTTTTTGATATTTTGGATTAGGTTTGTTACATCTTCAACCTTTGCGTCTGACTTACCTACTGCTATAACCTTGAACAGCTCAATGATTCCATAAACACCTAAAACAATAACGAAAAGCACCATAAATACTACGTTTGACATAACTGCACTGATGATTGGTTCTAACCACATGTGACATCCTTTTAAAGTGATTTAGAGATAAAAATCTCATAAAATAAGAAGATAAAAAAAGAATTCTTATTATAAAGAAAGGGGGTGGGGTTGGACTTTTTGTGGTGAAGAGTGTGGTTAAGCCTTATTAAATTTTTATAACATTTTTGTGCTTATAATTTTTAAGCCCCCTCTAATTTTTATAATTAAAAACCAACCTATGATTCTTGACCCATTTCAATTTTTATACTAATTTTCAACCCATAAATCTCATTCAATTTTTATATTAAATTTTGGTTTATGGTTCGTTTAATGATAGAACCAAATCAGAACTAAGAGAGAGAATGCTTAAACTGGTTCTGAATGGTGAATTAAAGAGAGAAAATGAAAAAAGCTATTATGAGGGAAAAGGATGAAAAACCCTCATTGAGATTATAGTATAATTTCCGTATGGGAACAAACATTAAAAAGGATTAAGAATGAGAAGGCCTAATCAAAAGAGTTTAACTGTCCACAGAACCACTGGTGAAGAGTTTGTTAGGATAAGGGAAGAGATGAATGTTACGAGTGATGAACTGTTGAAGCAGATGATTGAACTCTATAAACCAAGAGCATGGTTCTTTAGAATGCTGAATAGGGTGATGAAATGGATATAAAACAGAGACTTGAGAATGCTTCGTTGGTTCTGAAGCAGTTTAATGAAGAAGATTATTTAGAGCCAAGCGAGATTGTCAGTATTAGTGAAGATACTGGGGTAAATGATTTAGGCAAGATAGCAAAGACTATTATTTATATCAGGAAGAGGTTTAATGAGAATGCTTCAAGGTATGAGGCTTTCAAGTGTGCTTTCCCTGAGAGATGCGTTGTTACTGATACTGATGCACCCCTTGGTTCTGAAGAGAAAAAGGTTGGTGATGAATTAGGAAGAACCACGATTGAATTGAAGGCTAAAAGGCTTGAGAATTCTAAACTCTACAAATATATTGTTTCTACTTTGCATACTTCTTTATATGTTACTTATGCTCTTGATAGGATGAAGGTATTGGATCTGTCTCTCAAAAAGATATTTGACGAGAGAACCAAGGATAGGGATAGAATAGAATATATGAAGACATTTTTACAGGAAACAAGAAAACCTGAGAAAGCACAGGAACTTGAGCTTAACGTAAATATTCAGAACAATGATATAAATGTTGTTCAAATTGAGGATAAACTTGATAAAATAGCAAATAGGCTTCAAGGGTTGGATGCTTCAAAGGTTATAGAAATGACTGCATCCGAAGGACGAAAAGATGGTTAAGGGCGAACACATGAAACATATAAACGAATTCGGAATAATTGATTATATAGTGGTAGGGTTCTCTATCCTGTTCTCAGGTATTGGTTCTTTTGTGAGAAGAGATTTGTCTTCTTTCTCTGTTAAAAGAAAACTATCTATGCTAACGATTGATCTCATTGGTTCTACTTCAATAGGGATTACAGTGTTCCTTCTTGTCTATGGATGGTCTGGTAATATGATACTCAGTGCTGGGATAGCTTCAGCATTTGGACACATAGGAACCAGAGGCGTATATTTAATGGAACTTATGATTGCCGATAAGCTTAACTCTGATTCAATGAAAAGAGCCGTAGAAGAGTATTACAACAGAGAGAGAAAAAGTGAATGATATATACTTTTTTATATACTACAGCACTTTAAGCATAGTTGTAGGCGTATGCCTATCTGTTTATATAATAAAGGACGACTTATGATTGTAGTTGAAATTATTTCTGTTATTTCTATAGTATTAACAATTATTTCTGTCGGTGCTTTAATTTGGCTCATAATGGATGAAAAAATAAAGGATTAAAAATGGGATATTCATTCGGAAAGACATCATTAAAAAGACTTGAAGGAGTACATCCTTCATTGTTGTTGATTCTGAAATCTGCAATAAAGATGAGCAAAGTTGATTTCGGTATTGCCTCTGGGGTTAGGACTGCTGAAGAACAGCACAGAAAATATGAGAAAGGATTAAGTGAGCTTGATGGATACAAAAGAAAGTCAAAGCATCAGATCCAAGAAGATGGATATGGTCATGCGATTGATATCTATATTTGGGATGGACAGAATAAAAGGGGTATATTTGATTACACAGAAGAGAACGGATGGATGTGGTTGGAAGTCGGAAGAGCCATGCTCAGAGCGTCAAGGTTATTAGATGTTCCTATTACTTGGGGATTGACTTTTAACATTGGTTCTGGATATGATGTTGGACACTTTGAGCTAAAGGATTAATATGAAAAAGAAAAACGATAAATGGATACAAAACGCTATAAAAAAGAAAGGGGCTTTTACTTCTTTCTGTAAAAGAAAAGGGTTTAAGAAAGTTACTTTGGCATGTATAAATCTTGGGCTTAAGAGCAAAAACCCTCTTACAAGAAAAAGAGCCAGACTTGCTAAAACGCTCAAGGATTTATAGTGATAATAGAAAGAAAAAGGTATGATGAACCGTATGTTCCTAAACACAAAGAAACACTAAAGTTTTTTATATGGTTCAATTCTTTTTTTAAAGAGGAAAACAGAAGTGCTGAAGCACATTTTCAGTTAGTAGATCACCTTCTGTCAAAAGACAAACACAAAGTAATTATGTGTCACAGGGGTTTAGGAAAATCTGCTCTCACGAAGTATAATATTCTTCGTTGGCTCTATCTTGGAAAGAAACCTAACTTCGGTGAATTTGATTATATTCTTGTTATTCAGGATAGTGTAGCTATGGTTGAATCTACTTTTGAAACTCTTTTGGCTCTCATTGAACAGAGCGAATTAAGCAAAGTTCTTGAGATTAAGAAGAAAAGACTGGGTGATGACCCTACTATTTATGTCTGGCATAAAGAACTTCAGAAAATGTTCTATCTCAAGGGACGTGGTTCTGGGCAGAGTTTAAGGGGAACCAATATAGCAAACAAACGTCCTAACATTGTTATACTTGACGATATCGAAAATGACGAGAAACACTCTACCAAAGAATCAAGAACCAAGCTAAAGAACTGGTTCAACAATGTAGTTAGACCTTCTATCAACCCTAACAAATATGAGTTTATTTTCATAGGAACGCCTATACATGAAGACTCTTTGTTGCTTGACTTGGTTCGGAGTAAAAGCTGGAAAACGATAGTTCTGCCTGTTGCTGAAGATTTTCCACCAGAAGACTGGGATAAGCTGGTTACTTCATGGTCTGATAGATTTACACCTGATTATGTTAGAGAGATTTATGAGGATTTAAAAGATCAGGGAAAAGAGACTTCTTTTTATCAGGAATATATGCTTCAGGTTACGCCTAAAGATGATTTGCTGTTTAATATGGAAAACATAAACTATTACAATATTGACGATTTAAAAGACAAGCTTGGCTCTTTAACTTATTACATTTCTGTGGATTTAGCAGTATCTGAAAAGTCTTATGCCGATTATACTGCTATCAGTGTTGTAGGAATAGATGAAAATAATAACTGGTTCTTGGTAGATGGATTTTTTGGAAGAATTAAACCTGATGAGACAATAGATAGGATATTTACTTTGGTTGCAAGATGGAATCCTTACGCCGTGGTTCTTGAAAAAGTAGCTTTTCAGCTGTCTATGAAAACGTTTATTCAGAATGAAATGGTTAAAAGAGGAAAGTTTTTCAACCTTCAGATGGTTAGCAGAACCAAAGCTAAACTGGCTGTGTTTAAAGCTCTTCAGCCTGTTGTGGAAATGGGAAGATTATGGTTGCCTAAAACACATATAAAAGAGTTTGTTGATGAGTTAAAACATGAGATGAGCTTGATTACAAACGACTCTATACTGGCTAAGCATGATGACTTAATAGATTCACTGTCACAATTAACCCTTATAGATATGATTTATGCAGAACCAATAAACTATTCGGATAGTGAAGGGATAGTAGATGAAAGTTTTACAAACCCTTATTTGTTTTAATTTTATTTTTTGTGTTATAATTCACAAAACCGACAAAGGCAAATGATGGCAATAGATATAAACAATTATAAGGTTTATGTGAGAGACTACGGAATAGAAGATACGGACTTAGCTACGATACTGAATGACGTAATTAGAGAAATAGCCTTCAAAACAAGAATTTTTAAAGCTATTATAGGTTTTGAGATTATTAACGGTGTAACCGTATATGACTTTGGTTCTATTTACAAAATCAATCTTGCTGAAAAAGAAGATTTGTTGTCTTTAGACATAATAGAACCAACGCTTGAGGATTTGCTTGAGTCTATGAATGATGGAACTGGATTAGAGGTTCAGGTAAATGAGACTATGGAACATATCTCAGAAAACAGTCAGTTGATTGACGTGACTGACGTTGTAGATGAGAGCAGAGAGAGTATATTCGATTTGTTTAACCCTATAAATGATTTAATCTATGAATACAAAGGAACATTCAACGAAGACCCGCTCAGAGCTTATGCTATAGGCTCATTCATTCCTGATGTTACACTTGTTGGTTCTAACATAGAA